TTCCCACCAGCTGCTATTGCAGTGCTGGAAATGCCTTCAAGAATACCCATTGTCTGAGCCGATGTGGTGTTGTTGGTTGACAACTGATATGAGCCATTAATAAAAGTGTAGCTCATATCAATGGACATCTGCTCCACATGAGCCATTATCTGGAAATCAAGCTCATTGTCAATTTCCTGCGGCTGTGCATGGGAATTCAGACCGGTGCTGACAAGCTGATCCGGTGTGGATAGTCTTTTGTATGTCACTGCAGTTGTGAGCTGCATGATCTGGCAGGTGTTGAGGTCCTGACCTCTGATATATGTCGTTGCCGTCGGCGCGGTCTGTGCGTCTGTTTCATCAATATCCGGCTGACTTCCTGCGTCAGTAGTCCAGGGTGAGGCCATTGCGAAATCGAAATTTTTGTATGCTTTGGCTCTTGAAGGCACCCACTCATTACCCCTTTTGATTTCTCAGCCTGAAGCAATCTTTTTAATCTGGTGGCTTCTCTTGGGTTCTTGTTCTTCATAGCATCGTTGTATTGCTGCTGCAAAGAACCAACACCGCCGCCTCCGCCTTTGTTCCCGCCTGCTCCACCGCCTGCGTTCTCATCGGCTGTAATGAAATGTTTTGCTTCATCTGTTTTAGCCCATTCCTCAATGTGCTGAGCAATGGTCTTTCCTTCCTTTAATGCCTTGAAACCTTCTGTGTCCTCGACAACTTCAATGCCTGAATTCAAAAGAGCCTTTGCAGCTTTGAGATAGGAAGGATTGGTTACACCGGCTTTCATAAGTTCTGCAGTCAACTGACCATCGATTTCTTTCTTCTCAGTGTGGTTTTTGTATTTCGTTTTCTCCACACTTTCAGCGTCAAACTTTGCTTGCCACTCGTTATTGTTGACTTCAAGTAATTTCTCATAATTCCCGGCTTTGACATCTTCCTCTTTTTTCCCTTTTTTGTGAGCATCCACAATCTTTTTTAACTCTGTGGGATCTCCCAATGCGTCAAAAATAGCTTTCTGCTCTTTGAAACTCGTAACTTTTCCCAGAAGCTCATCACGCTTGTTCTTCAAGCCACCGGTGATCTTATCGACCTCTGAGGTCGTGTGAGTACCGATAGCCGTTACAAGTTTGTTGCCAAGTTCCACGTCAGTAACACCTAGTGCTTTCAATGCTTCAAGATTCATTTGTTCTCCCCTTAGGATTTAATTTTAGAGGCTATACTTAGCCTGTAATTCCGGTATCGTGAGCGGGTCACCCCGCATATCAACCATGTCCCTGAAACTTAGATTTCCCTCTTTGTAGAGATCAAGCTTTTTCGGACCTAAAATCTCTTTTTGTCGTGTCGCGTTTTGTTTCTTGAACCAATCGTTATAAGTCAGGTCTGCGCTAACCTTGCCGTCCATGCTTGCCCTTGTGCCTGGGTCGAGATCGCGCAAGCCTTTCACCCCGGTTATTTCCTCAAAAGACTTGATCCAGGGAATCTGTGTGCTTCTACAATTCCAATGTGCGGTCGGGCCTGGAAACGGCTTATCGTGCCCAACTGGATCATAATCAAGATTCCATGTCAGACCATCAAGCGCCCTGCAAATCTCAGTTGTTCTTGTGTCCAAAGTAGACAACCACTGAATGCCCTTCACGACATTATCATTGGCTTGCAGTGTGGCTATCCTTGCGGCATTTGTGACGCTCTGTACTGAGGTTCTGACTATCGCCTCTGCATTCTTTGTCGTGACATCCATCAGGCCGCCAACGAAAACAGGGACCCTTCTGAGTTTGGTTTTGAATACAAGTAGCTCTGTTTTCCTGGTTCGCGTTCCCCTCAATCTCTGCACAAGTTGCTGGTTGGTTTCGCCTTGTGTTATGCCCTTTCTCATCTCAGTGATAAATCTTTCCTGTTCTTTATTGCTGAATCCAGGCATACCAAGTTCAACATTGCCCATCCACCAATCTGCTGAAGGTGCGCCCTGGATCATTACGCTTGTCGCAAGTTCTTTCAGCAAGGTTTTGGAAACACCGACTGACAATAGGTTGATTCCTACCTGATCATTGATGACTTTCCTAGTAATCTCGGATTCAAGCACAGATAATTCTTGTAAATGCTTTATAGAAGCATCAGAAGCTTTCTGACTGCCACTCTGGATTATTCGGCGTGACTGCCTCAAAAGGGCTTCGGTCCTGCCCCTTGATTGCAATGTGAGGTTAGAGGTTTTCAATTTGCTGGTAAGTTCAAGCTCGACTTCTTTCATGAAGCCTAAAATCACACACCTTAAATCAGCCTCTATCCGGCTAATGTCTACAGCGTGTTCCATGAACTCATCAGCTAATTTTGTGTTGAGATTAACTGCCAAAGTCTGCCCCTTCGTCTGGAATTATTTCTCTTGGACCTTCTACTTCAATTTGATCTTTTTCCTGCTCTGCTGTGATTCCCGGCCTGGTGAATTCACCTTTCTGCAAGTTATGGTAAAATGTTTCATAAGTCATTCCACCACCCTGCCAAGCATCCATTAATGCGTTGAGATCATCTGCGCTCATTTCAATCGGCATATAATCGTTGTTGAGCTCAACCGAAATTTCACCTGTTACACTCATCCACTCAGCTGCAAATTCAAGGGCCATTTCCAATACTTCATTAACGATCTTTGTTAGGTCAGATAGGCTTGAGGCTTCACCCGCTCGATTGATCTTTGCTGTTTCGGCTGCTTCAGCTGCTTTCTTATCGCCTCCAAGCATTTTCGCACCAAGCTTTGACATTTGGTTTTCTTTGCTGTCAATGCTTCTTTGCATTGGTTCAAGTCCAAGGCCCTGAAACTCAAGGAAAAATGCGGTTGCCTGTGGCTCTGCAAACGTCCAAACTACAGCAGAACCTATCTGAAAAGGTGCGTCACCCTGTTTCTTTTTGTACCCTGTGATTACTGCTGTAGGCAAAGCTGTGTAATGCAAAGCGTGTTCATTGTCTGCGGATGTTCTGTAATGAGCAAGGTTGATATTCACAAGGTCGAGCATAAAAGGCTTGGTTATATTCCAGTCGGTTGAGGTCGTGTTGAAGAACACAAAAGGAATCCGGGTCATATTCTTATTCTTTATTTTTGGCGTGATTATCTCACTGATTTCAAACCCGCCGCCCTTGTCCTTCTCCCTGTATATTTCCTGCTGATATATCCCGCTCTGAATTGTCAGTACACGATAAACGACTTTTGCCTCGATCTTAAAAGGATCTTTTGGATCTGCCACATATTCAATTTCTGATAGCACAACAAACTCAAGGATTTCTTCATTGTTTACGACTATGGTTTTCCAATTGATAATGCTCTCAGCCTGGTAAAAGCTCATGTAAGGCTGAATGTTCATTGCTTCGGCTTGCGCTCTTGTGATCGGCTTACCTTCTATTTTCACGGCCTGCGGGTAATCTACAAGCACACCGCCACGACTTGTAATAAGCATTTCTTCCATGATCTCATGTGCGAATGTTCGCAAGCTTTGCCCGGTTGAAGTGACATTCTTAAGATAATCTTCCATAGTTGTTGGCACAGTGAAAACAGGCTCTTTTATGAATACCAGGCCCAGCAATATTTCCTTTGTCCGGCCCGTGGCGTTGTAATAACTAGCTCTTTCTACATAGGCGTCATATTCTTCAATTTCCTGACCTGTTGGTTTGGGCAAATATGTCTGTTTTTCTTCCTTAACCGTTTCCTGACCTTCAACAAAATCACGGCACTTTTTCCACCTGGCGGAATATTTGGTATATTGTAGATGTTCGGTATTAACTGGCATTTATGCCCCTCCAAGCTTTCCTTGACTTGATTCCGATACTAATTCCAAAATTCGATATCTGGCCTCGTCTGCGATGTGATCCTCGGAATCATTCAAAATGTCATCAGTCTTTTTCGGATCCCTCGCCAGTGTCGGAATGGTCCTAATAAATTGCAAACAGTTCTCAAATATGAATAAACCCGGATCTTCCATCGGGCTTTGTGTAGCGGCTTTCAATCTGCTTCGCATGAGTTCCCACCCGTTTGCTCTGCTTCCCGGTCGTTTGTTCGCTCGATCCCATGTAACGCCCTTGGCCTCCATATCATCGGCAATGCACATTCCGTTTTCCTCGTTGTAAATACTGGAATCAGCAGGCCCATCATTAACCTTAAGAGGCATCCGGCCTTCACGCTCGACTATATCAACTGCCACCTCTGCGGCAAGTGCTTTAACTCCCACGTTGGGCTCACCTGTCCACCCATACATTTCATCAGTCCTGAACAGTGTGCCCCTCGGAAATGTCCTGATTGTTCCGTCTGCCATTATTGCCTCTGTTCCATCACTTTCAGCCCAGAACCCAACTGAATAAGGCTTTGAGCTTCCCCAGTCGAATGAGCGATTGATATACCACGAAAACGGGATTGCAAAGGGTTTGATAACATGGATACCTTTTTTCCAGACATCATCGAACATTCCACCCGCGACAATATCCCAATCACCCCACCGCATAGCGTTAACTGTGGCCTCAACGCCCAACCCTTCAAGCCTTTCCTCATATTCAGGATCGTTTTCCATGAGTGTTGGGTTGTCTTCGAGCAGTGAAGGTATAAACTGCCTACGCATACCACCATCTTTTTTGCTTGTCTTTTTAATTGCATATTCAGGTTGGTAATCGATAAATGCGTTTTTAACCCAGTTGTGCCCAATGTTTCCAGGGTTTGACCCACAAATAATTCTCGGAAACTTCCCTTTGTATTTTTCAGGGATTTCAAGCCCTGCAAGCCTGACACGAGCCCTGAGATATTTATATATTGTTGCTGTGAAGTGGGTAAGTTCGTCAATGAGAAGCAAGTGAATTTCCGGGCCTTGATATTTGAATTTGTCTTTTTCATACTGGCAATGGCAGAGATGAATTTTAGAGCTATTCCAGAAAGTGATTTCAGTTGGATTGTATTTGATTTTAACCCATCCCTCATCTTTCCATTCAGCAAGTAAATTCTCATATCCTGCTGGCCCTTCCATGTGATTTTTAATAAGATCATCACTAAGCCTGCGAAACAAATAACATTGCAGACCTGGGATTTCAGCACACCAATTAATTGAGGCTGCACGAATAAGATGTGACTTACCACCACCAGCACCGCCGCCGAAAAGTATTTCCGTTGCTTCTGAAATAAACGCAAGTGTTTGCCTCGGATGGAGATTGATATCAATTTGTTTTCTCCGGTTCTGCTCTGTTGAGCGTCAAGTTTATGATGGGCACTTTTGATCTTTTGTCGTCAAGTTCTATTTCCTGCTTTTCAATGTATCCACGCTTTTTACCTTTGCATTTGAGATAAAAGATTATTGCTGTGAGTTCGCCTTTTTGAATCGCTTTAAGCAAAGAGCCTTCAGCTAGATCAAGAGTAGCGGAACACACTTCTTTCATTACGCGTTGTAATTTCGGGGAATTTTTTATTCTTTTTGAAACAGCAGATATTGTTATTCCAAGTTTTTTTGCCGCCGTCGATTGAAGGCCAGCAGATGAACGCAAAGCGGCTTCAACTTCTGTTATCCTATGCCATCTTGCCACAAAAACCCCTTTAGCTTTTTAATGTTGACTTTTTCAACATATTTCTACTAAAGAGGTTTGGTGTCCGGTATTTATCGTTGCATAATCTTTGAAAGTTTTGATACTGCTTTATTATAGAGTTCCGATACTTTTGACTTTGACCATTTGAGTTTCCGCGCAATCTCTCGGAATGATCTGTTTTTCATTCGCGCTTTCAATATCTTGCATTCGGTTTTTGTGAGTTTTATATTTTGCTCGTGCATTGCAATAATTATACCAAGAAAATACCGCCGGTTATCTTTTTCAAGTTCGTTTTCAATACTCGGCGGTTCAAATGGCTCTATCGGTTTATCATTGTCAAAATACGGCATTAAATACCCATATATTTCCTTAAATCTTCTTTCAGATAATATTCTGCCCCGACTTTCTCAAGTAAACATCAGCAAAAGAATGAGTTTTTGAAACAATTTCTTTTGCTGATTCAGGGCAAAGAACTGGCTCAAGACTGATCCAGGTCTTGAAACCGAGTTGTTTGGCTTGGTTTAAAACTGAAATCCGGTCTAACGGATCGGCAGCGCCTGGTTCAAACTCTTTGTATCGTTCATCCAAGAAAGTGAGCGTAATCCCATATTCAACCTGGCCGGGGAATTTCTGGAACAAGTCGAAATCCCGTGCGCTTCTTTTCCCCCCTTTGGTGAGAATAACGATTGTAGCGCCATTCTCTAGCAGGATTTTTGCAGCCTGCCGGGTGAGGTTGGTTGACCCTGTACAATACGGATCAGTCATGAAACAGAAAAGAATTCGCTTGCCTGCGTATTTATGTGCCTCTTTGCG